TCTGGTGGTAATCTAACTATATCAGGAGACCTTACAGTATCTGGTGATGATATTACTATGGGTACAAACACTGCAGGTAATTTATTAGTTGCAGATGGTACAAACTTTAATTCAATAGCTGCAGGTAGTTTATCTGAAATATCTACAGTGGCAAACGATGATGTTTTTATAGCAGTAGATACTTCAGGTGGTGGACTTAAAAAAATTGCACGATCAGCAATTGTAGCAGGGCTAGCTACATCTGGTGCAATAACAGATATTGTTGAAGATACTTCACCTCAATTAGGTGGTAACTTAGATACTAACTCTGCAAACATTTTAATAGATGATGCACATTTTATTGCAGATGAAAATGGTAACGAACAAATTATATTTCAAACAACAGGTTCTGCAGTTAATCAATTTGATGTAACAAATGCTGCAACAGGTAATCCACCATCAATAAAAGCTACTGGTGGTGACTCTAATATTGATTTTAATATAAGTGCAAAAGGTACAGGACATGTAACTGTTTTAGGTGATACTAATTCAGGTGCTATTCAATTTAATTGCGAAAGTAATTCCCACGGCCAGATTGTAATTGCACAACCTCACTCGGCTGCTGTTACAAATACTTTAACTTTACCAGCTGGTTCTAGTTCAACTTTAGTATCTTTGGTTTCAACAGATACACTTACAAACAAAACATTAACTAGCCCTGTTATTAACACAGGTACTTTTGGAACATCTATATTACCTACTTCTGCAGATGGAACAACTTTAGGTTCTGCATCTAAAGAATTTTCTGATTTATTTTTAGCAGATGCTGGTACAATTCAATTTGGTAATGACCAAGATATTACACTTACACATGACGCTGATGTTGGATTAAAATTAAAACACACAGCTACAGCTGATGACAAACCAATTGTATTAACACTACAAACTGGTGAAACAGACATGGCAGCAAATGATGTTATGGGTGCCATTAGATTTCAAGCTCCTGATGAAGGGACTGGAACAGATGCTATTTTGGTAGCCGCTGCAATTCAAGCAGTTGCAGAAGGAGACTTTAGTTCTTCTAATAATGCTACAAAATTAGAATTTCACACTGGAGCAAGCGAAGCTGCATCTTCAAAAATGAGTTTAAGTTCTGCTGGACTATTAACTATTGCAGATGATTTAATGATTAAAGATGGCGGTACTATTGGTGTTGCTTCAACTAATGATGCATTAACAATATCTTCTGCTGGACTTCTTACAGTTAAAGATGATCTTGTAATTAAAAGCGGTGGTACAATAGGTGGTGGAGGTGATACAGATTTATTAACTTTAGGTTCAGCTATATTAACTGTTGCAGGCGAAGTTCAAATGACAACTTTAGATATTGGTGGAACTAATGTTACATCAACAGCAGCAGAATTAAATAAACTAGATGGTGTAGGAACATTAGCTGAAGCAGGAAAACAAACTATATGGGTTCCCGCACAAGCTATGACACCTACAACTTCAAATGGTTGTGCTAGTTTAGCAACAGTAGAAACAACTTCAGGTAGACCTGATATGAATGTTTTAGATTTTGATAAAGATAGTGACGAGTTTGCTCAATTTGCTGTGGCTTTTCCTAAATCATGGAATTTAGGTACAGTTACTTTTCAATGTTTTTGGTCTGGTATAGCGGCCACTACTGGTGTTGCTATATCATTAGAAGGTGTAGCAATGAATGATAATGAAACTATTGATGTTGCTTATGGAACAGCTGTAGTTGTTACAGATGATGCACAAGGAGCCGTTGAAGAATTAAATGTTACTGCTGAAAGTGGTGCAGTAACAATTGCAGGAACTCCAGCAGATAATGATCTTTGTTATTTTAGAGTAGGTAGAGATGTATCTGATGGTAATGACGATATGGATGGTGATATGAGATTACATGGCATTAAAATATTTTTTACAACTGATGCTGCTAACGATGCGTAATAAATATGAAAGATTTAAATAATTTTTTTAATTTAGAATCACAAGGTAAAGGTTCAAAAAAACCACAAAGTAGAGGCAAATTTTTTGGTTACCGAGTTTTAGGATTTGGTGCTGGAGTTGCGGCAGCAGCAGAATATGCTGCAAACTATTTAGTAATAGCCGGTGGAGGCTCTGGCGGTGCTGGAGGTGGCGGTGCTGGAGGTTATAGAGCATCTGGATATGGACCTTGTGCATCTCGAAGTTCAGCTTTATCAATTGCTGCAGGAACTTATGCTGTAGTTGTTGGAGGCGGCGGTAGTGGTACTGTTGCTCGAGATGCAGATGGAAATTCAGGATCAAATTCAAGTCTTGGTTGTTTAGTTGCTGCCACTGGAGGTGGTGGCGGTGGAGGTGGTGGTTCAGCCCCTGCACCAACTAGATGTGGTCTTGGTGGAGGCTCTGGTGGAGGCGGAGGTCAAGGACCTGGCCCTGCTAGTGGTGAAAGAGCAGGAGGAGCTGGTAATGCTGGAAGTTATGATCCAGTTGAAGGTTATGATGGTGCACCAAACAGTTGGCCGACAGGATCTCCAAGTTATGCAAACCCAAGTGCATTTGGGGGAGGCGGTGGAGCTTCTGAAAAACCACCTAAACCTACTGACAACGCACCAGGAACAACTTCTGGAAGAGGTGGAGCTGGTAATCCAAACGCTATTACAGGAAGTGCCGTTAGCTACGCAGGTGGCGGAGGTGGTGGTGCCAGTGGATATGTAAACAGTGCTGCAGCTGGAAGTCCTTGTGGAACAGGTGGAGCAGGTGCTCCAGGAGCTCCTGCAGGTACAGCAGGAACTACTAATAGAGGTGGTGGCGGAGGTGGCGCTTGGGGCGCTGGAACTCCTTATAGTCCAGGTCACGCTGGAAGTGGTGGTTCTGGTGTAGTTATTTTGAGAGTCCCTGCTTGTGCAACTGTATCTACAACCCCAGGGGGGTCAGTAGCATCTTGTGTAGGTCCCGCTAACGATAAGGTGGCTACATTTACAGCAAATGGTTGTTTAACTATTTCGTAATTGATCTATATCAATTTTTTTTTAAAATTCTTTACTTTTATTTTAAGTGGTATATACATTTATTATAATGTTTGAAATTAAGAAAGATATTCTAACAGAAGAACAATTAAAACACATACAAGAAGCAGTTACTACTGATATTTTTCCTTGGTTTTATAAACCAAAATTAACTCACGGAAAAAGTTCAGATGGATTTCTTTTTCAACATTATTTATATAGAGAATCTAACCCTAATTCAAAATTTTATTATATAATACCTGATTATTTTAAAAAACATTTAGATTATAAAGCATTAATTTTATCTAGAATAAATTTTAATCTACCTAAAAAAGAAAAAGTTTGTTCTCGATTTCATGTGGATGAAACATACCCGTGTAAAACTGCCTTATTTTATATCAACACCACTAATGCTACAACCATTTTTAAAAATGGTAAAAAAGTTAAAGGAATAGAAAATACCTTAGTTATCTTTGATTCTATGATAAACCACAAAGTACAATTTAATACTGATGGAAAAGAAAGGTATGTAATTAATTTTAATTATTTTTAATTATATGAATTTAAATCATTATTATTGGTATTTTCAATCAGTAATTCCTCACAGACTTTGTGATGATATTATAAAATATGGAAAATCTTTACAAGACCAAATGGCGGTTACGGGAGGTGATAGTAATAAAAATTTAAATGAAAAACAAATTAAAGATTTAAAAAAGAAAAGAGATTCTAATATTGTATGGATCAGTGATCGTTGGATTTACAAAGAAATTCAACCATATGTGCAAAAAGCAAATAAAAGTGCAGGTTGGAATTTTGATTGGAATTGGTCTGAACCTTGCCAATTTACAAAATATAATAAAGGACAGTATTATAATTGGCATCGTGATAGTTGGACCAAACCCTATGAAAGACAAGAAGGAGATCAGTCAAATGGAAAAATTAGAAAACTATCTGTTACAGTTTCTTTATCAGAGGGAGGTAAAGATTATACTGGAGGAGAATTAGAGTTTGATTTTAAAGATATGGATCCTGATAAAAAACAGAAAACTATAAAATGTAAGGATATACTTCCTAAAGGATCTATAGTGGTGTTTCCTTCTTTTTTGTGGCACAGAGTATGCCCTGTTAAAAAAGGATCAAGATATAGTTTAGTAATATGGAATTTAGGATGGCCTTTTAAATAAAAAAGATGAAACTGACCAAAAAAGAATTTGAACTAATTAAGAGATATGATGGTTTTAATATACTCGGGACTGCTTTGTTTATGAATGATGGCTATTGCTATTTAGATGATGATAATATGCCTACTAATGGTCCTTTAAACTTATCTAGTAAATGGAAACCTTGGACTTATCAAGTAAATCTATACAATGTTTTATTAGAAACAGCAGGTATTGATATAAACAATAAAAATATAGAATTATTGGATGTAGCGTGTGGACAAGGTGGTGGAGCATCTTTTTACAAAGATTACTACAAATTTAAATCCGTATTTGGAGTAGATTTAAACCCAAACTATATTAAACATGCATCAAAAAGAGATAGTAATGTTAATTTTTTAAATGCCAGTGCTACTAATATACCTTTAGCAGACAATAAATTTGATATAATCACCTGCCTTGAAGCAGAAATATACTTTGAGCCTTTGGAAAAATATTGCCAACAAGCTGTTAGATTACTTAAAAAAGATGGTTTTTTAATCCACTCCTCTTCTGACTTATCTATCAATAAAAGTATATTTGAAAGATATTTTGAAATAATTAAAATCAGGGATATAGGTAATAATGTGGGGGTTGGATGTGCCATAAGTAAACATATGTTTTGGAACAATAAAACGTTGAGGGAAATTTATATTAACGATGAGTATAGAAGTTTGCTTACAGGTAAAACATATGAGGTGTATGTAATGAAAAAGAAACAAAAAAAAGCAAGAAAAGTAAAGACTCAAAAAGAGTTTGATAAGATATCATTTGAAAGTGCTAAAGCATTTCCAAAAAAATTAAACAGAGAAAATTATTTTCAGTGTCCCATATGGTTTGCAGACGAACCAAGTTTTGTTAAAGATTTAAATAAAGCATCTGATAAGTATATTAAGCAAGCTAAGAAAAATTTAAAAAAAGATATTGATAAAAGAAATAAAAAATTTGGTGATAAAGGAGATATGGGTCACGTATTTCATTCAAGCACTTTAATTGATGATCCTAATTTTTTAGAATTACAAAATTATGTAGGTGCAACATCTCATAATTTATTAAATGAGATGGGTTTTGATTTAACTCAATATCAAGTATTTACTACAGAAATGTGGGTACAAGAATTTGCTAAAGATGGAGGAGGACACCATACACTACATACTCATTGGAATGGACATATATCTGGTTTTTACTTTTTAAAAGGCAGTGAAAAAACATCAAAGCCTATGTTTGAAGATCCAAGACCAGGTAATATGATGAATCTTTTACCTCAAAAATATCCAACTAAAATAACCTATGCAAGTCATCAAATAAGTTATGAAGCAAACCCTGGAAAAATGATATTTTTTCCATCTTATATGCCGCATCAATATGTAGTAGATATGGGATATGAACCATTTAGATTTATACATTTTAACTGTCAAGCAATACCTAAAGGAGCATTAAATGTCTTTCAAAAAAAATAAATACACAGTATTAAAAAAAGCTATATCAAAAGAGATAGCAGATTTTGCTTATTCTTATTTTTTAAATAAAAGAAAAGTAGCAAAATTTTTATTTGATCAAAAATTTATTTCACCTTATACTGAATATTGGGGAAGATGGAATGATCCACAGGCACCCAATACCTATGCACATTATGCAGATGTAGTTATGGAAACTTTATTACAAAAAGTAAAGCCCGTAATGGAAAAACATATAGGTATGAAATTATCTGAAACTTATTCTTATGCAAGAATTTATAAAAAAGGAGATGTTTTAGCTAGACATATAGATAGATACTCATGTGAAGTATCTACTACATTAAACTTAGGTGGTGACCCATGGCCAATATATTTAGACCCAACAGGCAAAAGAGGTCAAGCTGGTGTTAAAATAGATTTAGGACCAGGAGATATGCTTATATATTCTGGTTGTGATTTAGAGCATTGGCGAGAAGAATTTACAGGCAAAGATTGCGGACAGGTGTTTCTACATTATAATCGTAAAGGATCTAAAACAGCTAAAGAAAATGAGTTTGATGGAAGACCTTTTATAGGTTTACCTGATTGGTACAAAGGGTTTACAGTATCTAAAAAGTAATATATATGATATTCTTACTACATTAAGGAGTAAAAATATGGCACACTTTGCAGAATTAGAGTCAAAAACAGATCCAACAGGATTTACATCTGATACCCATTTAATAGTTAAACAAGTTACAGTTGTAGGAGATGATATATCAGCAGGGGGTGGCACATTAGGAGATAATGATTGCCATGTTGATGGAGAAACATGGTGTAAAAATTTTTTTAAAAAACCAAATACAGAATTTAAACAAACTTCTTATAGTAATAGTTTTAGAAAACAGTATGCAGGTATTGGATATAGATACGATGCATCAAAAGACAAATTTATATGCCCACAACCTTATGCTTCATGGTCACTAGATGGTAGTGATGATTGGCAAGCACCAATAACTTATCCATCAGTAATTGATGATGGCGAAGATACACCTGTATGGGGATACATAATTACTTGGAATGAAACTAAATATAATTCTGATAATACTAAAGGTTGGGAGGCAATAAAATCAAACGACAACGCGGAAACACCAACAATTTACGATTGGAACGGTACAGCTTGGGTATCCGCATAATAAATAGAGTTTAATATGCTACAAAAAGTACAATTTGCACCAGGGTTTAATAAACAAGTTACAGCAACAGGTGGCGAAGGCCAATGGGTTGCTGGTGATAATGTTAGATTTAGATATGGTACACCTGAAAAAATAGGTGGTTGGGCACAACTAGGTTCTATTGAATTAACAGGACGTAATACAGCTATTCATCATTTCGTTAATGCATCAGGTATTAAGTATGCTGCATTAGGAACTAATAGAATATTGTATGTTTATTCTGGTGGTATCTTTTATGATATACACCCTATTAAAGCTACAACAACTTTAACAAATGCATTTTCCACTACTAATGGATCAGCGACTGTAACTGTAACTTTTTCATCAGCCCATAATATAAATAAAGGTGATGTTATTTTATGTGATAATTTTACATCTATAACAAACTCTAATTTTGGATCTGGTGATTTTGACGATGTAAAATTTCAAGTAGCAAGCATACCATCAACTACTACTTTAACTATTACAATGGGCTCTAACGAATCTGGATCAGGTGCATCAACATCAGGTGGTATTAGAGTTAGACATTATTATCCTGTAGGACCTGCAGTTGAAACAGCATCTACTGGTTGGGGTCTTGGATCATGGGGTGGTGTAAAACAAGGACAGTTTACATCAACATTATCTGCAGACATTAATGCATCAGCAACATCTTTAACTATGGCAAGTTCAACATCTTTTGCATCATCAGGAACAGTTATTATAGACAATG